CCTCTGTTACTTGCGTCCGTTGCCGTTGCGGTGCCTGTTGCCCTGCGATTGCCGCTAGAATTTGCTGCTGGACTTCGAGAATTGCGTCCAGCTTAGCGTTCAATGCCGCAAAATCTGCCTCACTCGCCATATCTGCACTCCCTCAAATGCGGATTGGATTGTCAATTGCGACTGTAAGCGAATTGGCTGCGGTCTGTCAAGTGGTGTGTATTGTTATGGCAACACTGCCCTTGATCCGGTAGTCCACCAATAATCTCCAATAACGAAATTGAGACCACCGCTTGTAAATCCTGACGACGAGTATTCAATGGTTCCGTCTGACTGCTTAATGAACGTTGAACCTCCGCTGATGACATGGTCCAAATTGTTGTCTACGCCGCCTCGATTGCGACTCGCACCGTTGGCTGCTCCTGTCCTATGCCAAGACAATGAGCCATCCGTGCGACTGCGTTTTTTTGTGCCGTCGCTGCCAGAATATACAAACCCTTGATCGTCGTGAGTGTAGAAACTTTCACGTGGCCCAGAAAAAGACCAATTCAAGTTTCCTGCTGTATCGTACGATGTCGTTTCAAACGACAGGCTATCATCTCTAAGGTAGTAGTAATCACCATCGAAGTAAGTCAACGTTATCGTTGCGAACCCCGTGCTTCCGATTTCCGTCGATGTTGATAGGTCATCTTTCTCAACAACGTAAATTTTGTTTCCGTGGTAGGCAATGTGCTGCGTTGCTGAACTGTACGATTGCCGGTAAGTGCCACCAATTGTCGTTGATTGAATCACTGTATACTCATGATCGTATTCCGCCATATGCCCGAATTGACACAAACCCGCCGCCGTTCCTGAAGTGATCGCCGCCATGCCTTTCAAGCTTGTGGCACTTCCCTGCAATTCTCCGTCTGTCACTCGATAGCAATAAGCATAGCCCAAGTTTGTAGCAACCCATACATACGTTTCATCCGCGTATGCGTACGTTTCAATATTGCTTCCAGCCATAACCTCTCGCCGCGTCCATATTACTGACGGCAAATTGTCAACATCAAAGCATGTTGTGACAAGAACGCTTCCTCCAAAAGCACCTTCAATGACGGAGTGAATCACGTTTGTTCCACTAATGGCAACCGTCCCGCCATCCGTTCCAGTTCCAGCAGCATCGCCGATGATTGGATGCATCGCGTCATACCTGGCGACAATTACCCCATCGTCGAGATTGGCTTTCGCCATCGTGAAATAGGCAATTGGCGTGCGATGATCGAGACAACAACATCCCATGCGTCACCCGCAACATTTATCAAGCGTTGAATATGGACTCGAACCGCCTGTGAAACTATCCGTTTGAATGCCAAATGAGATCTCTTGTGCCGCCGTGTCACCAGTAAAATAGAACCGCATGACGTGATGTGGCAGCTTTCCGCCCGGATCGGTGACGGTAATATCATCCAATGATATTAAGCTGTGCGTGGCCAGTGCTGTGTCAATGTACGCCTGTGACGATCCCGCATAGCCATCCGGTGCGGTCCCCGCTGCATCCCAATTGATCACAATTGACTCTAAAGTGCCATCAACGTCAATTGGTAATGACGTTGTGCCACCAGTAGGACGTCCAGAAAACCAGATTGCATATTGCTCTGTGCATGCACTGCCACCACCACCAGCGGCCCGCACCTTCTTTAACGCCGGTGCCAGAATCCCACGCTGCGACCGCTCGAAATGCTTAACGGCAGCTTCCGTGCGTCGTGCCTCTTCGCGTGTGAAGATTACCCCATCACCAGCCATAACCTAGCCTCGTGTATCGCACAACAGCGTCACCGATTCCACGTAGCAAATCACACCGCTACCGGTTGCCGCGTCATTGATGATCAACGCCAATCGGCAATCCAGTTTGTCACCTGCAACCAAGCTTGTTGCTGTGATGTTGAAATCGTAATTGGCCGCCGTCGCAGAGTTGTTGTCGGTCGCAGCTGTGCTCACCAAATCGGAACCGGATACCGCACCAGCTTCGCCAAACTTGAACGCTTGCAAGTCTACTGTTGACGAGGTGTCTGCAACTGTTGCAAACTTGGTCCTTACGCGAATCTGAACTGTTTCCCCGTCCTCGTAGTTGGCGGGCAAGTCAACCGTAAAGCGTGCATAGCGTGTCGTCGCCCCGGCACTGGCTAAGTCGCCTGAATCGATTACTGGAACGTTCGTGCCGTATGTAGACGACGTCTCCAATCCCAGATCGTCGGCAGTTGCTTCATCCGGCAAGAATGAGCGAATGTCGTCGTGAACGCGGAAGTCAAGCAGGTTGAGATTGAACTTCGCAAACGTTCGCTGTTCAAGCTTACTCAACTCAATCCCTGCGTTGGCTCCGATGGCCTTGTTGACAACAACGCCATCGGGAAGCGTAATCGGTGACTCAAATGACGTCGGCATTCTATTAACTCCAGAATGGAAGCGGCCCCCAGTCTCTCACTGGGAACTCGTCAAATTCATTGAATTAACTCTGTGATCGCAGGATCGAACGCCGATCCATCCGGCATAAACAGTGGCTTGCCGTTACCGCCTAGTGGCAATTCCTCAATTGTGTCTACCAGTGTCGTGGTCGCCACTCCCGATTCGTCGCTGTCGTACACCTTCATGCGAATAAGTTTGCCGGATGCGGCTCTTGCCGTGAATCCCTGATCTACCAACTGTTTCTTCCAGCCGTCGTTATTCAAATGAACTTCTGCGGACAACGGGTAAAAAACATATCCGTTTTCTTCGGCAACCTCACCCATGACCAGCCGCTTCAACAATCCTTTTTCAGCGTCGAACGACACCGTTGAAACGCCGTCCGTGATTGTCATTGCGTTTTCGTTCACCGAATTCCGCAACGCAAACCACGCAGTATTCCACGTGGTAATGTTCTTGCGTAGCCTGATAATGATCCTTGAATCTTCGTGAACCTGTGCAGGGTACGGAACGTCTGCACTGTTCTTGTACGGATCTCCGTTGGCGTCCTTGTCTGAATAGCGTTGGAATTCAATCGTATCGACTGAGAACTTTAAACGACGGTCAAGAGGATTCGGTTGTTCGTTTCGTTCTCGATCTTCTTGGCTGACTGGAGCCGTGGAATACGTTGCAATTGCGTACCAATGCAATGGAGATTGCGGGTCAAGCTCAACCGACCGGCAAGTGTAGAACACATTCGCCGGATGTGGTGACAAATACGACGGAATTCCGCTGCTGAAATAATTGCCGTCATTAACAATCGTGAAAATGTTGTCGTTCGGATTATTGACAGTCACCAACCATTGACGGCTGACAGTGCGATTGTCTGCGGTTTCCTCTGGCGTGCCGTTGCGTCCGACTGGCATTTCCTGAACAGATACAACTGACATTAGCTTCCACCCCCGAACGCTCCGACTGGCACTTCCCTGCGATTGCCTTGCCGCTGATTCTGCTTTCTCAATTCCTTCAATTGCTCACGCTGCAAACTCTCCAGTTTTGCTAACAGGTCTTCTGTCTTTTGCTGTTTTGGCAACATGCCCTGCAACGCAATCCTACGCTGCATGGCAAAGGCCTCTTGTGATCCACGCTCAATCGCGGTTGGACCTGTCATGATCTGCTCACGTGCTGGCTTTGCCGACTCCAAGTCTTTTAAATCGCGTGCTGCAATCAGATTCGCCTGTGTCCGCAAAAGATCCCGCTGTGCCTTGCTCATTGTGTTGCCAAGAGCATTGATCGAGGCGATACGAGCGTCACGTTCTTCTTTGATCTGTTGCCGACGTGCTTCTTCAGGATTTGCAATTGCTCCAATATCGCGTGCTAGTTGCTGGCCAGCCGATTGCATCTGTGCTGCCAATTCCTGCTGAGCACGCTCCGCCTGACTTTCAGCCAGCATGCGTTCAACCTTCAGCCGTTCACGCTCGATCTTCTCGGCGAGCTTTGCCTTGCCGATTTCCTGTTCTGTCAACTGTGCAGATCGCTCTTGCAGCCTGTTTCGTTCACGGCTTAACCGCTGCAATTCAAGTTGATTTTCCTTCAGCTTCTCTTCAGCAGCAATTGCCTTTTGACGCAACGCCTCTCGCTGCTCTGCGTCCATGACAGTTCGATTGTCGGTAGCTCCCTGACCAAATCCCATCGACCCCAGCAAAGAACCGCGTGCCGCTGGAATGGATGACATTAAATCTCTTGCAAATCCTTTGACATTGTCACCGCCAACCGTCTTATCGAGTGTGTCGTAGAGTCCGCCGACCTGTGCCTGAATTTCCGCGTTGGCGGCTTCCAAGGCGTCAATCTCAGTCTGACGTTTCTTGATCTGCTCCTGCACGGAATCATTATCTTCCATGCCCTTTGCGGTCTGCTCAAACTCCGCTGCACTGACGCGGTTCTGCGTTAACCTGTCCAGTGCCTCTTTGTACTGTTCAACCGCCTTACGTGCTTCGTCTGTCTTGTCCTTTTGCTTGCTGAACGCCTGCCAAAGCTGAATGCCAACAAGAACAACCGTAGCGGCAATTTGCGCTTTCAGCCCGCCCATGATTGCAGCAACCATTGTGAGGTTGTTCGCTGCTGCTCTCACAGATCCCGCAAGTCCAGACGTTCCATAGACTGACGCCGCATCGTCAAGAGCAAACGTCATCTGCGTGGCGGCTTGTGTTGCCTTACCCATTTTGCCAGACACATTTGCCGTTGACTGTGCCGCTCTGGTAGACGCCGCTGAAAGACGCTTGACGGTTGCCTGTGCTTTTTCCGCTGAACCTGCAAACCCGGACGTTTCACGCTTAGCCTGACGCAAGCCAGACACGTAGCCTTGCGTTCGCATTACCAGATTCAAGCGTAAGTCGCGGCCTGCCATTTATCCTGCTTCTCTAATTGGTGGCGAACAACCAAACGCCATCGCCAGTACAGTGATCGGATCGTATTCCGCTTGATCTTCTTCTGGATTGCTGTGGACGTCGTACATCAAGTCAGATGCAGGCACTTCAGCCCCTTTACTCTGTAATATCACTGACGTGTGGTATGCTTGTCGAACATCGTCCCGCGTTGGTCCAAGTCCATTCAGCGACTCATACGCCAGCCAGCCTTGCAACTCCTCTGCTGTGATTTCTGACAATGCCTGTTTGTAATCCAAGCGACCGGCTTCCAGGCACAGCGTCATGCTGAAGTATGTAAGCCAGTCGCTTCGGAGTTTTTTGCTTCTTCTTGCACCGCCATTGAGCTGATTGCGGCATGCTCCCAACAAGCTTCGGTCAATGGATGGCTGACATTTGAATCAAGCTCTTCCAGCCACTTCAGATCGTTATCGGAAATCAATCGCTCGGCGTTTTCGTTCACCAGGCAATAAGCCAAGATGTCCACCGCCGTACCGTTATTCCGAGACGAGAACTCAATCCATTCAGCAGCCGTCAACGATTGAATTCGCCACGTAACGCCCCCTGCCTCGACTTCTTTGAATCGCCGTGCCGTTTTCTGTTTCAACTCCTGCAATGTTCCGTAAGCCACCAATCACTCTCCCTCATTGTTTGCGGCATCGTACCGCTTTTCACCTGTTGCCATTCCTTTGGCAATCTTCTTGTACTTCGCCAGCATCACAATCTGACGCTGCTCATTCCATTCCGGGACAGCCTGCCGACATTCATCGTCAGCAGGCTTCGCACAACCAAAACGCACAAGCCAATGACATTCCGGATCGTCAATGATAGTCCCTTTCGGAACCGTTTCTTTAGAAGCTCGACGTGGCATGTCCAATAACAATTCTGCCTTCATTCGTCACCTTACGATGTTGGGAAGCCAACCAGTCCGCTGTGCTCAATCGTCAAATTCGCCTTGAGCCCGTCGTTCATAGCCACTGCCAAATCCAGCCCCAACGCCGCTGCCGTAAATGACAAGTGCGTCGTGGAACCGTCGGCAAGCACAACATTCCCCGACGTCTCCGCTGGTGTGGCAATGCTTGCAGCGATGAATTGATGCGTCGCCTGTGCAGGATCATAGAAAATCTCTGCCGTTGTATCGTCTTGCGTTGCGTAGCCTGTTCGACCTTTTGTTTTTCCAACTCCGCTCGCAAGCGTCGTCGTGTCGAACGTTTCAGGCTGTTGCTTGCCAACCGACAAACCGATGACCTGTGCAACGGCTGTGTCGACTGTTGCGATTGTCAGTTCAAGGACCGTGCCCTTGCATGCGATGACTGCCATATTTTAACCCTTTCAGGTATTACTGTGGTGAGTGCTGTATCTCGCAGGTAATCGTCACAACGGACTCCCCAGCGTCACCGCCCATTTCGTCAGCGGTATATGTGTCTGAAATGCCGCTAATCTCTGTTCCGTTGACTCTTCGCACGCTGCCAACGTTGCCGCTCATATCTTCAATGTCTTCTGCAATCGCGTCGGCAATCTGCTCAGCCTGTAACGTTGTGTTTCCGTAGCAGTCAATCGTGAACTGTTCGAAAATCAGCGAGTCGTCAACACCAGATAATGTTGGGAAATTTCGGTATGCCGATCGTTGAACAACTACACGTGGCGTGCTTGCTCCCTGATTGCTGCGGTCAATGTCTACAACCGCACTCGCTGACGTAATCGCTGACAACGCCGCAAAACGTGAACGTAAATCTGACTTAATTGTCACGCTCACGACGTCCACTCCTTGATGGATTCACTAAATATTTTATCTTCGATTCTGGCAATTGCTTTCTGTGCGGCTTGATCTGAAAAACTGCCTATCTTTTGACGCAATAGTGCGGCTGTGACGTCCACTTTTCCGACGTATTTACCTGTTTTATGGTATCGGTCTTTAGTGCCAAGAATTGCAAGATGTGCGTGATAGGCACGCTTCCCGCCTTTCTTTACTCCAACGTTGTATCCTGCCTTGACTGCAACATATCGGCCACGCTTGGCCTTCACTCTACTTTTTGCTGATTGCTTTATTGACAAACCATTACGCTCAAGTTTAATTGCAGCGTTGCGGTTCAGCTTCTTGAGTTTACGCGACATTGGCCCGACTGGAGCTGCCGTACGATACCCTTTAGCCAACTCAGTTCCAGCCGCCCTGAAATGCTTCATCATCAACCGGCGTTCTGGATTGCTTTCCATTTCAGTAAATTTTTGTTGCAACTTTGCGACTTGCTTGAAGTCAATGTCAATGCTGAGTCCTTGCGTCATCCCGCATCCTCCCAGCAATGCAAAGTTACGAACTTTCCATCTTCCGACACCTTCTTGGCTGTCACTTCGAGCGTATGCACAACGCCGTCAATGTCCGTGTACTTTGCCCGATACGCTGCTTGAATCTGTCGCGTCTTTGGATCTGCCCACATGCCAACCACCTTGTTCACCGTGGCGACGGTGATGTCATCCGCGAATCGTTCACGTCCACCCGCATCCCGCACATAGCAACGCCTGCCAGTGCAATAAACCTCCCACGACGAATCCAACGATTTGTCGAGCTGATTGTTGGCGTCCTGCCCCGTTGATTTGAGTTTCTCGACAGTCAGCGTGTATCGCATCGGCGGGCGTGCTTTACATTTCATGTCACACCCCCTGCAACGTTCGCAGGTCGTGCAACTCGTATGGCTCCAACATCGCCTTTGCTGCCATTGGAATCCGCTCACTGCTGTGTTGCCCGCACGAAATTGCCTGCCACCAACCCGACGCAATCATCAGAATTGCATGCCGCAACGGTTCCGGAATAGTGTGCCCAACACCGTACCCGCTAATATAGGTGATTGTCACCGCATCCTTGACGTCCCGTGTGATCGGCCAAGTGACGTTGTACGCCTCAACAATCTCTGCCGGTTCTGTTCCGCTGATCTGGTAGTTTGCCGTGGACAGCGTTTGCGTATTGCCGTCGTGGTCTACGTATTGAATTGAAGTCACAGATTGCAACGGCGAACGTGGCAAATAAATCACTCGCGGAAAAGCATCAAGCTTGAGCGTGTAGGTTGCCGTGACAAGTTGCCGCCAGGTAATACTCTCGACGTGCATTCGTGCCGCTCGCAGCAATTCGGCGAATATATTGTCCTGATCATCTGCACCGTACCCCAGCCATTCCTTCAGTTCAGGAATAGCCACTGGCTCTGTTGTCGGTGCAGTTGTCAGAATCAACGGCATTACTTGTCAGCCTTGTTGCTGGACGCTTTTTTAATCGCTGGCTTCGGTGCGTCGGTGAATTCAGCGACGCCACGGTTCACGAAATGCATGCAACTTGCCTCACTGGCTTCAATCACGTCGCCTGCCAAGTGTTGCGTTCGTGCATGGTCGTCGACTGTGTAAGTGGCTGTAAACTTGATGTGCGGCATGTGTGGTGTCTCCATAAAATGCCGCTGCCGAATCCATTCAGCAGCGGTCTATTTAATCTGCTCGACTAAGCAATTGTGTCGGCAGTCAATCCTGTTTGTGGAAAGCGTGGCATTGCA